AGGCAGCCGTCCGGGTAGAGCTTTTCGGCGGCCCGGCGGATCTCACGCGGCATACCGTCGTAGGCGCACGGGTTGAGCCACCGTCTCCCGTACGTCACATTCTCGGTGGCGCGGTCGACCGTGCGATCGTTCGGGTTCTGGATCTCTTCGAGGATGCGCGCGGCCTCGGCCACGTTCTCGTCGGTGTCCCAGTCGGCGAGCGGAGACATATCCTTCTTCGCCGCGGCGAGCCGCTGCAGCACGAGCTTGGCTTTCTTCTTCGAGAGCGGGTACGAGTAATCGAGCCACTCGCAGTCGTCGTCGATCCACTTCGCCTCATACGGCGTCATCACTTGAATGCAGGAGAGCAACTGCAGTTCGGGCATCCCCTTGGCATATTCCAGTTCGCCCTTCTGGACCGTCTGGTCGATCATGGGCCCGGGAATGACCGGCGACGTCGCCGGATCGAGCGGAGCCATGCAGTTCTGGCACTGGGGACTCCCCTCGGGGCTCTTGCCGCCGCAGTATGGGCACACCATCTCGCCCGGGGCCTGCGCCTGTTCCAGTTCGTAGATCGGCTCGGTGTGAAACCCGTGTTTCTTGCCGTTGACGACGAGATCGACAAACCCGTACACCGGGCCCGTGTTCCAGACCACTTCGGCAATTTCATTCGGAGCCCGGCGCTGCAGCTTCCAATACCTGAGCAGATGCCGCGCCATCGTGTTCGCCTTCGAGGCGACCTGGGTCTGCGAGAAATTCTGCGCGTCGTTGGGGACCGCTTTCTGATTCAGCCGTCGCTGGCCCACAAGGCTGTTGAACTTCTGGCCGTCCGAGAAGACGATGTTGTACACGTTGGCGAACACGCGCTGCGTTTCTTCTTTGATGTCGAGCGGCACCCAGTCGAACGAGCCCATTTGCGAGTCGTATTTGAGATGGCCGTACTGCTTGCCTTCCCAGTAAAAAAGGGCCCGCTTGGCCCGGAGAAGTTGGGCGGTGCGGGCCGCTGAGATGGGCCGGTCGAGATCTTCGAGGATCCACTTGCCGAGCGCGTTCGAATGCACCTCGACGAAGTCTGCGGGCGTCACCACTGTCTTTGAATCGGTGTCGGCAATCACTTCTTAATCGCTCCCTGAGTGCGCGGCCAGGAACTCTTCCATCGCCCGGCCTTGGCGTTTCGCCACAATCGCGCTGGCGTTGACTGTCTCAGGCTCTACCGAGCCCTGCTGGGGATGAAACTGCGGCGGCATCCCGCCGACATCTTCGAACTGCTTCATCCCCCACGCATACTGGCTGAACACATTAACGACGAGCTTGTAGGCGGTGTCCTTCTCGCGCTGGAGCTCGCGGCGTTCGGCTTCGAGCGCATCAATCCGCTCTTGCAGAGCAAGACCTCGTGCCTGGAAATGCACGGCGTCGAGCCGCTTCTCTTCGGCGATGTCGTACGCCTGGCGCACGCCCGGGATCAGCATGATCAGCGAGGTCCAGAAGCCGGGCCTCATGGCTAGTACTCTTCTTCGGGAAGCTCTTCTTCTTCTTCGGGGAGTCCTCCCCCCTCTTCTTCGAAGGGCATCGCCGTGTCGTCGACGGCCCCGGCGGCCGAGCCGAGGATTTCGAACTTGTCGCAGTGGCCATCGGGCTCGCAGTCGAACTTGTTCCGGTTGCAGAACATTCGTTCTTCGTCGAAGTGCTCGCAGCTTTCGCAGCGCTCACCGGCACTGGTGTAGTTGACCGATTCCTGCGAGATGGCGGTCGTGCCGCCCTTGGCTTCCGGCCCCGGGCCGGCCGATCGCGGCGGCGGCGGCGGCGGGCCTTTGGGAGGCGGCGGTGCCTCCAGCGAGGTCGGCGGCGCTCCCAAACCTTCGTCCATTGATGGGCTCATGGGTTGATCTGACCTTTCCGGACTAGCATAGCGTCACGTAACAAAATACAGGACTCGCCCGCATTGTTTTGCTTATCGTAACGCTGCTGGGCCAGCCTGCCGATCATAATCCTCATGTTGAAGTCCTGATCCTGCGCGTTCGAGTTCGAAATCCGCGCCACTTCCTCCTCGATGTAGACCTCGCGCGGCACCTTTGATTCATGGTCTTTGAACCCCATCACACCGTAGCGCAGCGAGTCGGCGGGATCGTCGCCGATCGTCGTCTCCGTCGAATCGAATTTTTTAACATCTTCGGGGTTGGTCGGATAGTCCGAGATGAGTTTTGGGATGGTCTCAATGAGAATCTGGCACTTATCGTGGATCCGCAAACGCGGCAGGACCTCGTCCTTTTCCGCCGCGAACATCGCCATGTACTTCTGGTACGCCACGATGCCCTTGGTAAGCTGGATCTCCTCGGCGTAGGCCATATCGGGCTCGGCTTTCTTGCGCAGCGGCTGGAAGCGCAGCAGGCCGCGCAGGTACTCCCAGCCGTTCTCGCGCGCGTTGTTGGCGCGGGTGAACCAGATCGACGAACCCTCGATCTCGCTGGTGGCCAGCCGTTCCTCCCTCATCCGCATCGCGCCCGGCACGTCGATCTTCGACACCGCCAGTTCCTGCGGCGTGAACTCCATAATCAGCGAGGATCCTGGCCCCAGGATGCGCTGGACGCCGTAAGCGATCTGATCGCTGATCATGTGATCCTTGTCGCGCACCTGGAAGGCATCGGGCGAGAGGTAGCACCGCAAGCGCGGCTCGCGCATTTGCTCGAGCTTCGCCAGCGAGCGCCGCGCGATCTCCGCGCCGAGCTCGTCGGCGCCGTAACCGGCCACCACCAGTTCGTCCTCGACGTGAATACGCTTGTCCTGGCCGAGCGCGTACCAATACACCGCCGAATGGTGTTGATGGCCCCAGTCGATCGACATCCAGCGATGGCACCAGCCGGGGATCGTAAAGCTGGGGATGACATGATACGCCTCGGGAAAATCCTTGAGCTCGGACGAGATCGCGCGCGACCGGAAGTTCGGATAGAACATGCCCGCGCTGATGTCCCAGTCGCCGTCGATCCACGCCTTCCGGCGCGACTCGGGATGCGACGGATCGGCGAGGCGGTCGGCATAATGCGGATCCTGCGCGAGTAACTGCGGGTTGTCTTTCAGCGGCCCGTGTAAGTAGATCTTGACTCGCTTGGAATGCGGGTCGAACATCGGCGTCCCGTAGGGGAATAGCTCGCCGTTGGCGTGCTGGCGCACCTTGACGAAGCGGGCCTTCAGCCATTGCGCGCCTGGCCCATCGGGATTGGCGGTGAGGAGGATCTGCGGCCGCAATCCGGGCACCGTGGTGCGGTTCGAACTCAGGATGGCGGCGTAGAGCGCTTCGGACTTGATCTGCTCTGCTTCTTCAATAACGATACGGTGATACTCATGACCCCTATATTGTTCAAAAGAAGCCTCATCCTTGAGGTAGCCGGTGTAAATCATGGCTCCGGTCGGAAACAGGAAGCTGGTCGGATTCCCCTTCTTCACGGCTCCCATGAGCTTGTAAATGGCCCACGCCTTTTCGATGGTCTCCTTCATCGCCTCGTTCGACAAGCGGAGGAGCGTGCCCACATACTTCGGGTTGTGAACGTAGAGCGCGGCCCAGGCGATCCCGGCGCTGGTTTTGCCGCCGCCGCGGGGCCCGCCGGCCAAAATCTCGTCGCAGATGAAGCGCTTGTCCGGAGCCTGCGGCGCGAGCGTGACCGGGTCGTAGAAGACGACGCCGTCCGGGTTACTCCAATAGAAGATCTGCTCCTGCATGCCCGGGTTGGCTTCCCAGACTAACTGCTCGTTGTAAATAAATTTGGTGCGGTTGTAGGAGCCGATCTGGAGCGCCATCTGCTCCATCGTGAGCGGGACGGCGGCCTGGGGCTGGCGCGGCTTATTGGGACGGGGCACTTATAGGGCGAGTATAAGACCAACGAGCGCCCCCCGGTCGTCCGAACGCGGGGAGCGCCCTCGTATCTGTTGGTTCAGGCCGGAAGGAACCTGCCGGCCGGAATCGTTTACGCGACCGGCTCTTCTTCCGGAGGCGGCGGGACCGGGAGCGGGTATTTCAGCAGCCACTCGTCGATCAGGATGGAGGTCTGGAGCGCGCCAATGTAGGCGGCCTCGCGCACCTGGAGAAGAAAGGCGTGGAGTTCTTCCAGCGTGGGCGGCGGGAGAACAACGGGAGTTTCTAGAACAGTTCCTTCAGGCATGGCTTTCTCCTTACTCGACTCCGAATTTAAAGGGCGCGAGCGAGGCCGGATTGGCAGACGGCGTCGACACCATCCGGTAGGTGATGTTGAGCGTGATGGTGCCATCGCCGCCGGTCACCTCGCCGCCTTCCATGTGGAGCACCAGCGGGGCTCCTTCGGCCACGGTGGCCGGAACGGCCAGCGCAAAGGCCGAGCCCGCATTCACGGTCTGGTCGAGCAGGCCGGTCGCAGACAACGGCAGCGTGACGGGCAGGCCCGCCGCGTCCATCGAGCGGATCACCAGCGTCGAAGCGCCGACCACATAGGGCAGCGTGCCGAAAGAGTACTGGAGGTCCGAGGCCATCAGTTCGAGCACCTGACCGGCAGGAGCGGCATCGAGCAGATGGACCGGCAGCGCGCCCAGCGTGAGGATTTCGGCAGAGCCGACCGTGATCGGCACCGTGACCGGATCGGTCGGCGGGATCGGCGGCGCTGGCTCGGGCAACCCATCGGGATAGTAGTGAAGCAGAAACTTGTCGATGATCTCGACCACGCGCCGGGCCGAGCCGGGCGCAATGCGCCGGATGGCGACCAGTAAGACGGTCATCTGTTCTGCCGTGGGCGGCGGTGGCGGGGGCGGGGGCTCGTCCACAAGTGGAGTGACGGCCACGGGAGTAACGGACATGGGAGAGGCTTCTACTTCTTCCTCGGCGGTTTCGTGCTCGGAGTAGGATCGGCGGCGCATGGTGGCTCCTTCGAAGAGATACTACCACCCGCATCGTCGACGATGCCGACAAATTGCCGGATCGCCAGGAGAGCCGCGCGCAGGTTGCGATTTTCACGGCGGGCCTTAGAGAGTTCCCTTTCGAGAAATTCGATATGTGCGCTCTGGACGGAGGCGGCGTTTCGGACGCTCATAGGAACTTCGCCTTCCCGCACGGCCCGCACCATTTCATCTGCCCGCACGGCTCGCCGCACTCGCGGCACTGGTTCACCGGGACGAACGGGTACGGCTCCTCGTAGATCAAAGGCCCCACGAGCCGTTCGATGTGCCGTTGGGCCTCCCGGCGCGATTTGGCTTGCGTCCAGAGTTCCCCGGGCCGGCGGAAACACCAGCCGGTGCCCTCCAGGCGGCGGATCTCGAAGCCGCGGTAGTAGGACTTATCGTCCGGGTCTTCGTGCTTGGCGATCGCCCGTTGATATGCCAAATCAATCAACGCAGTAAACTGAGCGTCTTTGAGGGCCTGATCGCGCCGCTTGCGCGCCGAGCAGGACAGGCAGAAGATCTTGCCATCGGCGATCACACGGTGGCGCTTGCGCCCGCACTCGGGGCACGTCTCATAGGCAAAAACGCCGGGATTGCCGAACTGGACCGGTACGCTGTCGGCCGGAACGATCTCCTCCGGTTTGATCCCCAGCGCCTTCAGGAACTCCCTGTCGGTGCGGGTCATCTTAATTGGCCCGCGCCTTTTCCTTGAACGCCTGCGCCTTTTCCATGTTCGCCTGGGCGTGTTTGGCCAGTCTGGCCATCTCGTCGATCTTCTCGCGGATCTGCTTTTCCACGATGATGTACGCCGCGAAAGTCTCGTCGTACGGCACTTGGCGCACGATCTGGCCGGCCTTGTCGACCAGCGTGGCCGTGATCGACAGCAGACTCAGCGCCTCGTCGACAGACCTGCAATCGGTGATCATCAGCGTCATCATCTCGCTGATATGCTTGAACCCGTTGGCCACCAGGCCGACCAGGATCAGCGCGTCACTGTGCGACAGGTCCAATAACACCCGGACCCGCGCCTTCTCATCTGTTGCCATATTCACCTCGACTCCAAATTTCACCTTCCGCTTGCCAGAACGGGATGAGTGGCGCGGCACGTTGGCGGCACGCCAGCGCCACTCGACGTCGAGGTGAAGCGACACCCAAAGCGTATCACGTTTTGCGCAAAGACGGCCTTCTATTGTTCGCCTGCTGCTTTGCCGTGGCCCATCTGACGTTGCCGGGCCGGTAGCCATCGTTGTTGTCCGGGTAGCGATCTATCGAGTGTTTGGAAGACGGTCTGGGGCCTACGTAGGCGTAGAACGATTCAAAACTCGCTCGCCATTCCGGACAGATGGTTATGCCTCTTCCGCCGTAATCAGCGTAGTTCCGGTCATTGGGATTGGTGCAGCGCTGGATCATGGAGCCCCAAACGTAATATTCCGGAACCTCTCCCAACCTTTTGGGAAGCTCAGGACTGTGATGACGTTGCCGACCACTCCCCGGCAGGCAGCCGCACGATTTGGGCGATCCGTAGTGAAAGGCGTCCAACTGGACGATTTTTATGTTGCCGCACTCGCACTGACACTTCAGCATTCTGTTGTTGCCAATGCGAGGAAGTTCGCAAATTGCGGTCATCCGGCCGTTTTTGTCGCCGGGTTGTACGAAGATAGTTCTTGGTCGCACAGGGCCCTCCTTGGCTCTTTGCTACTTGGCCTGCACCGTTAGTAGCGGTGCGGGCCTCCCCGATTCTAATCCAAAAACCCCTTGCACGGTTTTGCGCAAAAGGGTACGCTCAGGATTGGATGGGGGCGCGGTGGGAGCCGGTCGACGAAGGAACGGCTTCTCATCAGACCCGCGCTTTCATCCGACTGAAGGCGTATGAGCGAACATTGCCCCGGCTGCCGTAACTCGGATCCCACGCCGCCAGGCGTCGATCCGCTCGGCGTCATGCGGAAGCCGTTCGGCTTCTGCTTACGGTGTCAGAAAGACGAGCAGTATTGCGAGTGCGACGAGCCCCTCTTGGAGCCTCAGAACCCCAGTCACGGGACGATGTCGAAGACGATGGAGCATATCGGGCTTTGGCAGTGGAAAGCGATGAAGAAATGAAATTCTTAAAGGAACTCGGCTGCAAAGTGTTCGGCCACGCACCGGCCTTTGCCTCCCTGAGCGTGCCTAACCACTGCATCACCTGTAAGACGCCCATGATGTGGAACCCCGGCACCGAGTGCTGGGACGCGCTCCAGGTAACACCGGAAGCGCCCCCGCAGTCCACCTGGAATGATTATTAACTTACTCTGCCCCTCCTGCCAGGAGAGGAAAGTAACGCTGGTCGAAGGCACCAGCGAGTTTTTATGCACCAAATGCGGGGCCTGCGGCCGCGCCGCTTCCCAGCGCCCCCATATCATCTTCGCCATGCGCAACCAGTACTTACTCATCCGCGAAAAAAGGAGGAACACTCATGCAGGTTTTCAATGCGATCGACCTTAACACCGTTCGTGAAGACGCGGCCCTGGACAACGGCTGGCGCATCGAGATCAGCGCCCAGAAGGCGAGCCTCACGCTCGCCGAGGCCCGCGACCTGGGTAAGATCCTCCGCGCCCTGGCTGACGATCCCGCCGCCATGCACCGCTCGCCCAAAGAAGATCCTACTTTCTGCGAGGAGAAGTTATGAGCGCCTATGCTCCTTCGTTGAACAAAGTCATCCTGCGCTACAAGACCGCCACCACCGAAGTGACCATGCCTTTCGAGACCGTCGAGGAGGCCCGCTCCTATCTCGCCTACGTGATTCCCCGCAGGCTCAAAGAGGAGCGCGAGAACCGCGTCACCGGCCTCAACATCCCCTCGCCGGCCATCATCGAGGATTCCATCTACATCCACGAGGTCCATCAGCCATGAGCCGGATTTTCGATCCCCCGCGCCCGCTGGGAAACCGCGTGCTGGTGAGTTACTCGACGCCAGACACCCAGATCACGCTGCGCTTCGAGAATGTCGCCACCGCGCGTAGTTACAAGAACGGCGAGAAAGTAACTGCCGAAATCATATGCCTTCAGAAAGTAAATCCATGAACGGAAACATCACCTTTGCCATCGAGCAATTCGAAGCGGCCTGCGACGAGGCCCTCGCCACGTTAGGCACTCATCACGCGGTCCAGATCATAAACCACCGCATCGAGCGGCGCCAGATCATCCAGGAACTCGCCCCCAAAGAGAATCACGGCGGCGAGAAACTGTTCACCCGCGGCATCGACCCGCGCCTCCAAAACCAAGCGGGGATGGCCGACCTGGAAGCCGCCGCTGCCCGCCAGCGGCTGGCCGAGGAGAATGCCCGCGACGAGGCCGCGCACATCGAGGGGATCAAGGCCCTCAATAAAGTCTATGGTTGTAAGTGATGGATATATTTCTGACCGGGCTCGGATTTTTCATCCTCTTGAACGTCTTCGCCTGGATCGACTTCAAGTGGCTCAGTCGCCGAAAACGCCGGCCCGGATCATCGCCTTCCCGATCCCCGGAGTAACATCGATCACGAATAACTCCTCGTCGGCGGCCGCATCGAGGTTGTAGACCGAAATCGGATGGTCCCCGTGCTCTTTCTGGAACATCCGCAGTAACTCGATCAACTCGGAGACGTCCACTTACTCCACCTCAAGCTCGAAACCCCGCCGGGTCGCATGCCCGCCCGTGATCGCGAGTCCTGCCTCCAGGGCCGCCTTCAACACCGGCCCCGTCTTGCCATCTCTGAGCGGCACCGCCACCACCACCACCCCGCCATCCACGTCGATCATCGTCTGGTAGGGCAAGCGCCGCCCGATCGCCGAGCGCACCTTCTCCAGGTTTTCCTTCGTCGTCATTCCCATACCGTATCAGTGATCGCCAGCCGGCCGCAGCGGCTACAGGTCTTCGAAGTCCACAATCCGCCATTTTCCGCCACCACCGGCCCGTCATAGAGATGCGGCTGGTTGCCTTCGCACTGGCGCGGCCCGAAAAATATCTTGGTCAGGTACTGCGCCGCCGCGCACTGCTCGCACGAGCGCTTGCGCGACCTGAGCAACACCGGTCCCTTAGGGCAGGTGTGGAGGTTGGTCCGAGAGACCGCCGCCGCGCTTGCCATCCTGCTGCCTTTTTACCATGTTCTCCCGCAGCCGGTCCCGGAACGCCACGATCTGGGCATGAACCCGGAAGGCCCGCGCCAAAGCGTCCCGCCGCGCCTTATCCCCTTGTTCCACAAGCGTTCCACGCTTTTCCGGGGAGTGTTCCACAGGATGTTCCACGGTCATCTATCCTCCGGCTCCTCGAAAATCGACGCCGCCCGCCCCATTCCGCCCTTCTTCATCTTCTGGATCGTCTCGCGATGCACAACCTTCTCGTAATCGTCGTCGCGCGGCAATCCCCTGTTGTACTTGGTCGTCCTGGACAACGCATACGCATTCGATTCGAGCGGCCCGATCGCATTGTCCAGCTTCCGCTTCCACGCCCCCGGCCCCCAGTCGAGCGTCCCCGCCCCATAGTCCTTCGGCTCGGTGTCCATCTTCTCGGATTGGTCGAGGTCGACCAACCTGTGCTGCAATCCGTGCGCGATCTCGTGCCGCCTCACCTGACCGAACATGTCCTGTTTGTTTAACACTTCACCCGGATCCTGATGCTGCGGAATGTCCTTGTCGATCGAGATATACTCGTCTACCCCACGGTCATTCTGCATCCGCTTCTTCGCCGCCGGATCGTTGAGGTTGTACCTCCGGTGCCGCCCGTGCGCCCCAGCCAACTCCTCGTGATAGATCGGAATCCGCATGTACCGGTCCTGGGCCACCGGCTCCGGCTTCTTCTGCTCCCGGCCGTACTTGGCCGCGAGCTCGGCCTTCTGAATCACCCCGCCCTGGCGCTCATACTCCTTCAGCGGCTTCTTCGGTGGTGGCTGCGGCATTTCCTCACCGTTCTACCACGGCCGCCGTCCTCATCCGCTCCATCTCCTCGTAAATCTCCTCCACCGCCTCCTGCACATGATACGAATGCCCTCCATGCAAATCCACCCGCGTCCCCTGCTTCGATTCCTGGATCGCCAATATCGCCTCCACCCGCACCCATACCACCGCCTCCACTCCTTCCCGCGTCAACCGGATGAACTTCACTTACTCATCCTCCCGAGTAAGTAGTGTAAGTTAGTTTTGCGCAAAACGGCAAGTGGACTATTCCGGCGGCGCTCCAGTGAAAATAGTCCAGCGTCTACGAGTACGCCCTTACCCCTGGACTGGACCGGGATCCCCAAAAACACGAATGCCCCGGTCTTGAGTGATAGACCAGGGCACCCGTGCGTTAAAATGTTCACCGGACGCCCACAGCGTATCACATCTTTATCCCTTTGCGCAAAATATTTTCCACTTGCGCTCCGGCCGCCTCCAGGCGCAAAATGGGAATCGTTAAAATGGACACCGCGGCTGAATCCCCAAATCGAGCGCGCCAGATCGGCTCTGCGCTTCTCGGAGCAAGGCCAGCGTTGTATACGGTCTCCCCGACCCGCTCCCCGTGGCGGTCGGCTCTCTTACCTCAAAGCGGGACGGCTCCGATCGTCGAACTCAGCGCCTCTGCAATACCAAACACCGGGGTGAATAACCCGTGGGATCCTGAGTTCGGGCTGCTACAGCACGAGGAAACGCCTCAAAACGACTATCCTCAAGATTGCAACGAAGTTAAGAGCAATCCGAAACTGTAGCCTCGGGGCCAAATACGCCCCCCAACTCGGCCCGCCGCGAAACAACAGGAGCGTAGTCCCGTGCGGGGGATCATAGGGGGGCCTTATAATCCACTCATGCCCCTCCAAAAAGGCTCTTCCTCCAAAACCATCCAGAAGAACATCAAAACCGAGATCGCAGCCGGGAAACCCCCAAAACAAGCCGCCGCGATCGCATACAACGTCGCCGGAAAAGCAAAATCCTCCCCTAAAAAGTAACCCACCACCACGGAAAACGGGGCCCCACCCTCGAAAACAGGCCCCGGACGGTTACTAGAACTACTAGCACCGATCCGTCTTCCGCTGCTCCCGAGCCGCAGCCTGCGGCTGCTCGCATCCTTCGGATGCGGGGGGTTGGGAGGTCTGAAAGCTCAACGCGAGCGCAACGCGCAAGCGCTCAAATGCTTCCTCAGGCTCGGCGGTGCGCCGGGCCGCAAATACTCCCTCTATCTCCCTTACCCCCACTACCTCCTCCAAAAAAAACCCCGATTTCGAACTTTCACACTCCCGCCAACCCTCTCCCGCTTTCCTCGAATTCTGTACTTCACACCTCTCGCAACACACCCCTCGGCCTGGCCGGCGGGGCCCCGCGGATTCCGGGCATGGGGTGGTCGCCTTCATCCTATTGAGCCGCATCGACTTGCTCGAGGTCGAGCCCTCAGAATCGGCCGGCGACCCGGCGAGCCTCCATCAATCGGAGTCGAGGCCGTCGCCGTCTTCGCCGTCTTCGGCCCGATCCGACACACCTGACAATGTCCGTTGTAGGGTATCTTCCAGGGCCGGTGGGCCCGGCGGCATCTCTACATCAATGAATTCCAGGGGGATTCCCGCCGCGACGTGCCCTTCCACTTGAGCGGCGGTCGCCGAAACCCGGCGGCGCGCATCATTGATACGATGCCGGGCCACGCCGGGCCCGGCTCCGCTGGCCGGGATCGGCTGCAGTCCACTTGATAAGACCACCACCAGCGGGCCGGTGCCGCTCGCGCCGCCAGCGCCGAATGCGCCACGGCCCATCTGGGCCAGGAACTCACCCGTCTCGACGGCGGCGGCGCGCTCCAGGGCGCGTTCCTCTTGGAGCAGGCCGGTGTCGAGCCGCGCATCGACCACTTCCCGCCATTGATCCTTTGCCAAGCGGATCGACCGCATCTCTTTAACGATCAGGCCGGTCGCATCGCCCGCAACGCCGGGATCGGCCATCGCGGCGCGGGCCTGGACCACTGCTTCCAATTGATCGGTGCGGCGCTGTATACGTGCGAGCCTGTTCTCAGCCTGCGTCACCGCCAGCTTCACGAACCGCTGATCAGCGCGGGCCTGCAATGCCTCCCGATTGGCAAGCAATCTTGCAGGCAAGTGCGTTTGGCCATGTCGATGAATCGAGTCATCACTGACCGCGAATTCCCGCGCCAAGTCCGGGTAGCTCCGATCACCGGCCACCAGGAGCGCATCGATGCGGTCGCGGGCCGGGTGAGAGCACACGGTGCAGCGTGGGCCGGGAGTGCGAGGTGGAAGGCCGGTGAGCGGGCCGGTGGCGCTGGCGGGTGGGGGCGTGGTGATTCCAGAGCTCGACGGGTACACGGTGGCAGATTTATTTTCGGATTCATCGCACCTGGCGTCATCCTGTTGATTCTGAGAGGGTTCCATGCGGTGAGCGTATCACGGTTGGAATAGTTCCGATTATCTCTCTAATAGGTGTAACCTTCGGGTTGCCGGTGGCATCCTCAACTATTCGGCTCTCCGTTTCGAGATGAGAGGTACGAAGGGAAAGGTGAACAGAAGAGATGAAAGCGATTATCGTTGGAATCGTGCTGGCCGGGATGGCGCTGGCCGAGACGGTGTACTTCGGATCGGCCTCGAAGGCGTTTCACAAGACGGTGGCGTGCAGTGCGAGGCCGGGCAAGCCTCACCAGTTGCACGCGGATCGAGCGGTGGCCGTGAAGCATGGGCTGAGTGAGTGCAAGCGTTGCTGGCGGGCGGCGAGCGCGAAGTCGAGCAAGGCGGGGAACGGCGCGTGGGCTGAGAAGGCCGAAGCAAAGGAGGTCAAGTAGAGATGGCGAGACGTAAGCAGGAGCCCATGTCGGTCAAGCAATTGCGCGAGGCCGTGGTGCAAGCGGGCGCGTGGTACTGGTTCAAAGCGGAGAACGGCGACGAGCAGATCCAGAGCGCGTTGATGCGCGAGGGCTACCGGGCCGGTGTCGATGCGTTGCGTTGCTACCAGGAAGGCGAGCCCACGGCGGCTGAGTTGTATGCGGCGGCGTTGAAGCTCTGGCCGGTGTCGCGGTTGCATCCATTGATCTAGCGGGTCGAGTCAGGGCCCACCGGCACCGGCCAGTGGGCTCCTGGCGCGGATCTGAGGATCGTAGCGAAGACGGAAAGGTGAAAGTGATGCATCCGAGTTTGACGAGTTACGGAGAGCGGATGGCGAAGGTCGCCAGCGCGGCGGCGGAATTCCCCGCGACGTTTGGGTTGCGGGCCTTCCCCGGCGACCTGTTTCGGATCGACCTGAAGACGAGCTACCTCAACGATGCGGGCGAGGTGATGCTCTACACGCAACGGCGCGGGGAGCGCGGCGACTGGCTCGCGTTCGCCAAGGGATCGGTGCTCGAACTGAAGCGCGAGGCGACGGATCTGGCCCGGCCTGAGCGCACGTATCCGATCACGGTGTACGTGTCGCGGGTCGAGCGGCCAGCGCGGGCGTGGGTCTTTGGGGACAATGAGCGCAAACCGGCGACGTTGATCGGCCAGCGCGTGTTGGGCGTGTATGACAACGCCTCTGAGTTGGGCCGGGCCATGATCGAGTGGGCTGAGGGCGAGTGGACGGAGGTGTCGCGGTGAGCGGGATCTACCGGGTGCGGGTCGAGGCCGGTGACAACGTGTTCACGGCGTATCAGGGCGATTCGAGCACGCAAGCGATGAAGGCCATCGACATTGCGCGGGCCGTCCTGATCATGAGCGGCGGCACGGCGGCGATCTGGCTGAATGAGAGCGGCGGCGGTTTGGGCGAGCGGCCACCGGACCGGCTCGCGTGGACGGTGGCGGGTGGATCGGCGGCGGCGGGCCCGGCGGCACCGTGGATCGTGAAGGGAGCGGCGAAATGACGCACACGGCGGTATCGATGATTGTGGCGGTGGGCGAGGTGATCCAGATGCGGGCCGGGGAGTTGTGGGTGGACGTGATCGTGCGCGACGTCAAGAGCGCGTGGGGCAAGCACCGCTTGCTGGTGGGCCCGGTGGCCGGTGACGGCCAGCAGTGGGTCGAGATGTCGAGTGTGCGGCGCGGGCCGGTGGCGCGGGCGATGGCGGCGGCGGCGTTCGAGTGCCCGGTATGCCGGGGGCAGATGGAAGTAGATGGCGTGGCGGGCGCGTGCTGGCAGTGCGGGGACAATCGCTGAATTCGGAGTCGCATCGCGCCGGTCGCAGACGGCGCGGGCGCGAGGCCGGGCAGTATCGCGGGATGACAGACAGAAAGGTGAACGATGGAACGAAACAGATTTGACAGGTTCGAGGTCCAGGAGCAAACGCTCATCTGGACGGCGTTGCACATTGCTTGCGAGCAATGGCAGAAGGATGCGGTGATGATGATGAAGGGCACGCCCAATGCGCGCTTGGCGGCGCATTTCGAGGGCTACGTGGCGACGGCGGCGAAGCTCCGCGACGAGATCGAAGGGGAGGACGGCGATGCCTGAGAACCGGACCTATCAGAAGCACGGCCTGGAATTCCAGGTCGAGTGGAAAAACGACGACGACAGTGCGGATCTGAGCTACCTGGACTGCGTTGACGATGCGGCGCGGCTCGCGGCGTGGAACCGCAACGACTGGGTCATGTTGCAGTGCGGCGTGACGGCGCGCATTCGAACGGAGACCATGTGGGCCGTGCCTAACACGGTGGGCCGGGCCTATCTGTCGCAGATCGAGTCGGACTCTGACGCGGCGTATCTGAGCGACGTAGAAGAGAGCCTTGAGGCCGAAGCACTCGCGGATGCGCGGATGACGATGGCGGCGTTGCAGCGGGCGCTGGCCCCGGCGGCGGTGGAGCCGCTCGATCTGCGCCAGATGGCGCTGGTGATCGAGGCATGGGTCGAGGTGGAAGCATGAGTGCCATCGTGCGGATCGGCGAGCGACCGCTGAAACGCGAGACGGCGGTAGGCATCCGGGACGGAGGGCGCTCACGCGCCCTTCTCATCGAACTGCACCCGCGCCATATCGAGTTGAGGCGCAAGGGAACGCAACGGCGGCTCACCGTGTCATACGACGCCATCTATGACCTCGCGAGCAAGCTCTTGGCGCGGGCTGAGAAGGGCGGTGGCAAGTGAGCGTGCCGATCTCGACGCTCGACTGGTTCCTCGCTTACCGGCGGCGCGGCGAGCGGGCGGTGGATTGCCTCTGGCGGGCCCGGTGCAATGCGGCGGCGGTCAAGGATGCCGAAGATACGCTGGCGCGGTTGTCGCCGTCTTCGCGGGCCCGCGTCGAACGCTTCCATGAGTGGCTCATACGGTCAGACGAGGTGATGGTGCTCCAGGAGGAACGCGACCGGGACTGGATCAATGAACCGGAGCGGGCCGGGCGGTGCCATGCGGCGGCTGATCACGGGTGCGACGGCAAGACTCACGCGGAGGTGATCGACGACTGGCGCGATGCGTTTCAGCAGTGGTGCCGGTGCCACGGCGGCAAGTGGGCCGAGACTCCGGTACGGTTCATCACGGCGGTCGAGGCCCATGCGACGTTGTGCGAGCTATGGCACGAGTATCACGGCTCGCTGCATACGGAGATTGGCTGAGAGTCGCGGAGGGCGGGCCCTCGACGGCCCGTCCAGCGGGATTCTTTCCCAAATCAAACGAGGTGAAAGGCAATGGCGAAAGCTAAAGCAGTGACAGTGACGATTGATACGGACCGCATTCTGGAAGCGGTCCAGGCAGACGACAATCTGGGGTTCTGCCTCGCGTGCGGCGAGGAAGCCTACGGCGTCGAACCGGATGCCCGGCGGTATCCCTGCGAGGCGTGCGGAGCCAAGCAGGTCTATGGGGCCGAAGAACTCATGATCATGGTGGTCGCATGAGCGGCGCGGCGGCGAAGACGGCGGTGATCGCGCATCTCAACGACCTCGCGCGGCGGGCGATGGGCGTTGGGTGCAAGCTGGTTGTCACGCCGGGCATTCGGGCGTTGCCAGATGCGGTCCAGTCGCGCATCCGCGAGCGGGTCGAGTTGTTCGACGACTTCAAAGAGTCGAACGATCCGTATGGCGAGCATGACTTTGGGGCCTTCGATCAGGCCGGGGCCGGGAAGGTCTTTTGGAAGATTGACTACTACGGTCCTGACTTCATGTACCTGTCCGAGAACCCGGCCTCGACGGCGGCGACCCGGCGGGTTCTGACGATCATGCTCGCAGAGGAGTACTAGCCGTGAGGACGAGGTGGTTAGAGGTAGCGGCGTTGGCCGTGGCGGCGCTTGGGTTCATGGCGGCGGGTTGGGCGGCGGCGACCGCACGTTGGGCTCCTGGCGGGCCCTGCGATGACCGGGGAGAGCGTCTGGCGTGGAGCCAGGAGCTATGCTCGACGGACGCCGAGTGCGCCGTGCTGGAGGTCCGTCTGACGGAGCTTGGGTGGATACCGCCTGAGCCCATGTTCAGCGGCGACCGGCGGCGGTAGGATCGGCGGCGGCGGGATCGGGGGAGCCTTCGGGCTCCCCTTTTTTTGTGCCTGGAGCCCGCTGGCCGGGCCGGGGGGACCGGCGGCCGGGATCGGTGAGCGGGCCCGCTGGCGGTGCCGTGGCGGGCCGGTGGCGACCGGCCTAGGCTCTGGCGCTATACGGCGGGCCGGTGGCCCGGTGCCGGCCGCTTTCCGGGCCGGGGCCAGCTCGCGCCAAGGTGCGACCGCCAGGTCGCGCCCGCGGGGCCTCGAGTTGGGGCGGGCGTCCGACAGGCGGGTGACAGGCGGGTGACAGGCGGCTGAGAAATATAATTGACGCGGCAAGTTGCTCGTGTCATGCTCATTGGCAAGGCTCCCGTGGCAAGGGGCCGGTGAGAATACGACGAGGTGAAAGGACAATATGAAGTTCCAAGACTATCCGGTCTGGCCGTATGACGGCGGGCCGGTGAAAGAAAACATGGAGGTTCCCCAGTGGGCTCTCGACGAGGGATTCGAAGATAGCTCCTGGCACAACGACGCGGCGGCGAGGATGTTTTTGACGCGCTCGCCCGGCGTCAATCTGTGGGTGGCAGAGGAAAGGCCAGAGGACCGCGAGTGTTCGACGGGCAAGCGGTACACGCTGCAAGTCGAGATCGACAGTGAGGCCAATACGTTTCTCACTACGGACGATCACGCCGAGATCATTCACTTCCTGAAGACGCCCACGCTCGAATTCACGGTGGCCCGCGCTTGCGCGGAGATCTGGCATGACATGGAAGACGGCACGGTGCCGCGTGAGAAGATCCGTTCGTTCAGCGACCTTCACGATTACGTGGACGCGAACGGGTACGGCGGTGCCTTCGAGGATTGGGCGTGGCGCGACTTCGATCCGCAGCCAATGGACATGGACTTCTGGAACAAGGTCCAGGACCAGTGCGACAAGTGGATCAAGGATGAGTTCGCAATGCAGCACGCGATCAAAACCACCTTGGGCGAAGACTGCAAGCGGGTCTTGTTGGGCGAGGCCGATATCGTTCTGCTCATCGCGGCGTGCGAGGACCGCGAGGGCCAAGAGTGCTACGACAAGCTGGCGGCACGGCTCAGGGCGGTGTCGCTATGAAGTTCAACGACTTTCCGATCTGGCTCGATCACGATGAGCGCCGTCCGACCGGCGGCATGATGGAGATCCCCGAATGGGCGCTGGCCGCTGGCTTCGAGGACTGGAGTTGCCACAACGACGAGATGGCTCGTATGCGGCACAAGGACGCATGGGATCTGGTCTTGTGGATCGGCGACGAGCGATGCACGCCGCGCTACATCCTGACTCTTGAGGACTGGGATTATCCTGAGGACCGCGAAGAGACGTGGAGGTCTGCCAACGATCACCAGGAGGTGCTCGACTTCCTGGCCGACCCCAGACGGCAAGACTTCCGGTCCCAGTTGAAACTCGCCATCGAGCGCGACCCACGGGTGCGGAAGTAGGAATCCGCGAGGCGGCTCTGAGTGTGACAGAGCCGACCGGCGGGATACTTCCCAAATCGAGGTGGAAAGGCAATGGCAAGACACGTTGGAAGCGAGATCGAACTGGGGATCACGCGCCAGGAAGGGCGCATGGGCCCGGAGCGGGCCGTGCTGGTGATGAATACCGACCGGGGCACTTACGGCGGCGTGCATTCGGGAGCGATGGTGCAGTGGGTGAACGAGGCGAACGAGTACCGGTGCCATACGCTGGTGACCGATTATTGCGCGAAGGTGGCGGTGTCGATGGCGCGGGCGACCCAACGCAATATCGACCGGCAGCACGCTCAGGCGTTCTCCGAGGAAACGGTGGCGAAGCTGGTCGAGGCGGCGAAGGCGCACTACGCGGGCGTCTGGCCCCCGCGCACGCTGAACCCGTGGGAAGGGGAGGTGGCGAAATGACGCTCGCGATTCTGCAGTGGCGCGAGTACGGCGACGACGAGGACAGTTTGAGCGTGCATCTGATCGAGAGCCAGGACGACGACGACGACTATGGCTTCGACGCGGCCCGGCGGCTCGCCAAGCACGAGGCCGAAGTCAACGGGTTGCTCTACCGGGAACCGGACGAGGCGGTTAGCCGCTACGACGATGAAAAGGGCCATCTCATGATCATCAACATGATGGCGTTCAAGAACGGCGAGGTCATCACGGCCCAGGACGAGCGGAAGTTCATTGTCCGGTTTGAGGAGGTGACCGAATGAAGCGAACCCTGACCCGCGAAGAGATGGAAGAGAAGTTCACGCTGGCGATGCGGCTGCTCTGGGAACTGGCAGACGACGAGGAAGCCTTCAATTCGGCAGTGGACGACGAGAACGGCGGCAAGTACGAACTCGACGAGTCGTTCGACGAGTTTTTGTGCCAGTTGGGGAGCAAGGTTCGCTTTGTCCCCGCCGGGCATTACGCGCGGATAGCGGAGAAGAAGAAAGCAGAGGTGAAGTGATGGCGGCGACAATGGCGATTCTGTGCTGGCGTCCCTACGACGGCGACCCGGACGACATCCATACGGCGATGGAGATCTACGACGATGAGGCGTGCGGCGGTTGGCGTCCGGTGACGTACCTTGCCATGCAGCAAGCGGCGGAATACAACCTCCGCTACGACATGGACACCGATCAGCTCACCGAAGGAAGACCTGGAAGTACTGGGCTCGTATGAGATCGGCGACGGCGAGAGCTACGGCGACGGCGAGATGGGTAGTGCGGTGTACAAGATCAGACTCGAAAAACAGGAGGTGAAGTGATGGCGACGATAGCCGGTAAGTCGAGGAAGACGAGGACGCGGTTGTCCTATTGGATCGAGGCGCGGCAGCGGCTGGAGGCCGCTCAGACCGCGCAATCGGACTACTGGGATGCGGTCCAGGATCTGGAAAACTCGTTGCGGGCGTTGTTCCCCGAAGCGGAGATCGACGTGGAAGGCGACGACATAATCGAGGGCGTCGAGTTCGAAGACCTGATGGAGAAGTTCAACCTCAAAGAGGAGAAAGGCGAGGACGAGTAATGGACAGAGAATACAGGCTGCTCATACGCGCGCCCGGTACGACGGCCCGGTGCGGCTTTCTGGCGGCTAACGATCAAGCGGCACTCGCCGAAGCGCGGCGACTGGCGAGGACTCACGTCAGACCCGCCGCGATCGTACTGGACCGGATTCAGTGGGAGGCCACCGGCCTGACCATCGTGGCGGCATACGCGGATGCGCCCGCATGGTGGGCGGCGGGCGCGGGCCCTTTCGAGCGATTCCTCGAGCCGGCCCTCGAGCCCGCGGGGGCGCCGGAGCCGGAGCGCATCGAACAGGCGGCTGAATTACAGGCGGCTGACAACGTGCCAGACCCGGAGGGCGTGCGGTTCTGGTGCCCGCAGTGCAAGAAGACCAATTGCATCGACGTGTCGGCAACGGTCTGGGTGCGGATCACCGAGAACAGCCTGGATAACGTCCAGACGGACGCTGACGAGTCGATGGACGGTTCTCACTACTGGGATGACGACGCAGCGGCTACCTGCTGCGACTGCGGCTTCAGCGGCACGGTCGCTGACTTCGACAACGACGAGGCGATTATCGAGGCCAAGATGCGCGAAGAGATGCGCGAACAGATGGGCCTCCAGAAAGAAGAGGTGGAGTAATGGTGACGATTCGAGAGTTGCGCGACTGGTTGGCGAACGTCTGGCATGAAGACGGCGGCGACGGGATGATTGCCATCGACGAGGGCGGTCTGACGCTGGTGGTGGTGGGCTCCGATCCCGAGCAGTACCTGGAGGTGGGCGGCGACGATTACGATGCCGAGGATCTGTGCGAGGCTTGCGGGCGCGTGAGCCTCGACTGCTCGAAAGACCCGTGCCCACGGGTGATCCATGACCGGGGCGAGTGCGGCGATGAACACGGGCGGGAATCCTGCCCCATTTGTGAAGAAGAAGAGGTGGCCAAGTGAGCGACAAGAAGAAGAAGATTGCTTTGACCGGCAGAGCGCCGGTCCTGATTGTGGAGGACGACTGGCCGGTGATTGCCAGCGCCAGCGAGAACGACCGGCACGGGGCCCAGATCGGCAACGACCCGAATCAGGAGACCGACTGGGTGATCGAGGTGCGCGAGCACCAGGACGGGCGGATGCTCGTGCTGGCCCTGTACGACTACTCGACGCTCTACCAGGACGAGAAGAGCGTCTCGTTGCGCGGCGGCGAGTTGCTGGATTCGTTCACGCACACGAGCGCGGGCATAGTGGCGGCGATCCAGCGGGTGGGCGCGGCCATCGAGGCCAGGATACTCAGCCGAGGCGATGAGAGCGGTGTGTTCCCCCGGCTGGTCGAGGAGTGCATCGCCGATCTGCCAGCGGAGGAACTCGTTTGACAAACAGTGCGCGGTTGCGCCAGAAGAACGCGAGAGAGGCATACGAACGAACGGTCAAGAAACTGGGGGGCGGCAACGCCCCCCTTCTTCCGCCTAAGCCCACTGAACAGGCGGCTGCCTCGCCGCCGGCCAAGAGGAAGCCGGGCCGCAGACCCGGCGATCCGACAAACACGGGGCCAGGCCGGGGTTTGACGGTCCCGTGCTGGTGGGGCTGCGGCGAACTGGTGAGCGGCGTGACGCTGCGGCCGCACTGGGTGAACTGCCCGAACCGGCCAGACAGGCGGCAGACGCCGTGACCTACGGCAGCGTGTTCGCCGGGATCGGCGGGCTCGACCTTGGACTTGACCGGGCGGGTATGATCTGTCAGTGGCAAATAGAAAAAGACGAGTACTGTCGCCGCGTGCTGGCGCGGCACTGGCCGGGAGTGGTTAAGTATTCGGACGTGAAAACCTGTTACGGCACGGTTGATCTTGACGGGTCTGTCAAGACATCCTATCCTCGATTGGGATGGGAGCAACGAATGGCCGGGAAACTCAGGAAACTCACCAAACAGAATGTAGAACAAGCGGTGGCCCTTTATCAGAAGGGCCTCTCGCTACAGAAAGTGGCCGACTATTTCAGCGTGTCGCGTCAGGCCATGTGGGATCTGCTGCGCCGCCGGATTCCTATGCGTTCGCAGCAGAGGTATGGGGAGGAGAACCATTTCCACCGGGGAGGACAGACGGCTTCGGATCGGGCGCAGAACCTAATCGAAGAAGCGATCAAGATTGGGGCGATCAAGAAACCAGCGGTCTGCCAGGAGTGCGGCTCGCCGGGGCAGCAATTCAAGAACGGGCGCAGCCCGATTCAGGGCCATCACCTCGACTACAACAAACCGCTGGAGGTGATGTGGCTCTGCCAGAAATGCCATCACCAGTGGCACAAGAAAAACAGGGCAACCCCCTTGGAGGTAAACCGGGAACTCGCGCCAGTAAAAGTACTGTGCGGCGGGTTCCCGTGAGCCGTGCCAAGACCTCAGTCAGGCCGGAAAGAAAGCGGGCCTCGAGGGAACTCGCTCGAGCCTTTGGTTTGAATTCGCCCGTCTCGTTGGGGTTCTTCGACCCGAGTACGTTCTCATTGAAAACGTGTCAGGCATCCTTGTTCCAGGAGCACTTT